ACTTTTGACTTTTCCAACAGCGAAAAATGTAACTGTACAACCTAACGTTAAGTCAATCATAAAACTTCCTTCTTACAACTTAGGTTCAATCTTGCAATCTGATACAGTTGCAGGTGCTACATCTTGGAATAACTCAGGTGAAGGAACACTTGCTGAAAAATCATTCAGCGTATCACCAATCAAAGTACAATTGGAATTTCCAAAAGTTGTATTTGAAAATGACTTCTTATCTCAGTATATGAAAGCAGGTTCTAATACAGACGAAGCAGTTCCACAATTATTTGAAAGATTTATTACTCAACAAGTAATGAAACAAGTTGGTAATGACTTAGAACAAATAGCTTGGCAAGGTACTTCATTATCAGGTTCATCTTATCCATTGGAACTTGCAACAGGTTTGATAAAAACTATGTCAGCAGATTCAACAGTTATAAAAGTTAGTTCAGTTACAGCAGTAACTTCTTCAAACGTTATAGCACTTGTTCAATCTGCATACAATGCAATTCCATCAACTGTATTCTTGAATTATTTCAGTGACCTTAAAATGTATGTTAGCTCACAAATAGCGAGAGCTTACAGATTAGCACAAGCTCAAACTGGTGCAGGACAAGGTTACAACTGGGCATCAAAAGATATTGATTTGAATTTCTTAAACATAGAAATGGTAGAGTGCCCAGGATTAGGATTCAATCAAATTGTAATAGCATCTGAACAAAATATGTTATTGCTTACTGACTTAGCTGAAGATTTTGAAAAAGATACTTCACTTGCAATAATTGACCTTTGGAAAACATTAGGTATTGCATCATTAAGAATAGCATTAAGATTTAAAATCGGATTCGGTTATAAGGTAGGACAGGAAATTGTTTTGTGTGGTAACTAATAATAAATAGAAAACGTGAAGAAGGGAGTTTGAAAAGACTTCCTTCTTTTGAATAAAAAAGAACTTAAATAAATAATAAAAACAATGGCTTGTAATCAACTTAGCGCAATAACATTTACTTGTTTGGATAACACTGGTGGACTTAGTTCTATCTATGTAACCAACTTTTCAAATGTTGCATCTTATACAACAAATAGCATTGGAACTATAACAGGTTTAACAATGCAGACTGGAACATCATTTGTTCAACTACAATCAACAAGGGACACTTCAACATTCACTGAAGATGAGACTATCTCTATTGAAAACGGAACAAACTTCTTCACTCAAAAGGTTGAAATATACATTCCACGTAGAGACGCTGCAAAACGTAATTCTGTATTCTTGTTATCATCTGGTCAACCACAATTAATTGTTATTGTTACCGACCTTAACGGCAATAGTTGGTTACTTGGATTAACACAAGGTGCTTATCTAATGTCAAACAAAGGTGGAACTGGAAAGAAAAAAGCAGATGCAAACGGTTATACACTTGAAATAGAAGCTGAAGAACCAAGTCCAGCACCAGTTGTTGACCCTTCAGTAATATCAACACTTAATATCTAATAATAATTAACATCATTATCCAATAATTGAATCCTTATCAAACCGATAAGGATTTTTTTTTGTCAGGGATATATATAAGAAACGAATTCGATGATAACATTCTATCAAGGCAATACAGGCAATACATTTGCAACAACATTTTCTGAACGTTTGAACTTATACAACATTCAATATATCACTGGTGCAACTTTTTATTTTAAACTGGTTAATGATATGACCAGACAGAATTATTTTTTCAGCGCAACAGATGAAAGTGTTGCGCCCTTCAGATATAATCAGTTTATTGTTGATGAAACAACATTGAATTTATCCAATGGTCAATACACCTATTACGGATATGCAGATTCGGCATATACACAAAGCTTAGAAGTAGGAAGGCTTTTAGTTAGCGGGGCATCTTCAAACTAATATTTACTCTTAAATAATATATATGGTTATAACCTTAATGATTATAACCAATGAAAATATTCGGAATGAATTTCGGTTCAACACAAAAAGTTGAACAACCAATAACACCAACACATAAAGCTGTATTAGATAATGGCTGGCAAAAGGTGATGGACACAGTAAATTTTGCTTTGCAAAATGAATATATACCACCTACTGCATCATATATAGTTGGTGCAAATGGAATGGTTAAGTGGGGACACGATAACTTATTTCCGCTCCAATTAGCCGACTTACTTAATAGTTCACCAATGCACCAGTCCATCATAAAAATGAAATCTGATTTGGTCACTGGTTCAGGAATACAATTCAAAAATTATTCTGGTCTTACACCTGAACAACAAACTGAACTTACAAAGTTTGTGAATGTTGCAGACGGTTGTGATAAGTCATTAAGTGATGTAGCAAGTGAACTATCCTTAGACTTTCAAATATTCGGTGCAATGGCATTAGAAGTTATTTGGGACTTAACGTTTACCAAGATTATAAAGATTAATAGAATACCAATGGTTAACCTTCGTATGCACGAAGAAAATGCTATTGGTAAAATTGAAAAGTTCTACTTCAATAAAAATTGGACACGACCTAATCAATACGGGACATATGAAATACCCGCATTCAATATTAGTGATAGAACAAACACCAATCAATTATTGTACATAAAGAATCCTTCAGTTGATGGAAGATATTACGGTGTTCCTGCTTATTCAAGTGGTTTAAATTGGGTTGCAGCAGATGCAGCCATAAGCAAGTTCCACTTATCAAATATCAGTCACGGTATGGCTCCAAGTTTGAAAATACAGTTTTATAAAACTTATGATTCACCTGAACAAAGGGATGAAATAGTTAGAGGTATAGAAAGACAATACGCTTCACAACATAATGCAGGACGTGCAATGATATTTTTCAGTGATGGAAAAGATTATGCACCTTCTATTGAACCTATTCAAGTAAACAATATTGATAAGCAATTTGTGACCATAGCAAACCAAATAGTTCAGCAAATACTTCGTGCTCACAGGGGTGTTAGTGGTGTTCTATTCGGTATATCTACATCAAATAATAAACTGTCATTACAAGGTGAATATGAAAATGCGTTCAAAATATTCACACAAATAGTTGTTGCACCCGATAGAAAGATTTTGGAAAATGTATTGAACAAGGTTCTTAAACTAAATGGTATTGATGCAGGATTATATTTTGACCAGATTCAAATATTCAATGGAGCAATAGGATAATAATTAAATTAAATAACAATGGCAATAGCACTATTCATAAACGAACAATATATTAAAGACAATACACCACTTCCTTATAATTTGGATGCCAAGTTTATTGCACCAAATGTTGTATTTGCACAGGATACTTACATTCAAAATATGTTGGGTTCAGCTTTATATAACACATTACAACTTCATTATTCGGCGCAAACGTGCAATAGTTATGAAACTGAACTTGTGAACTTAATTCAACCTGCATTAGCTTATAGAGCAAGTGAAGCAGCACTTCCATTTATACACGTTCAATTAAGAAATTCAGGAACGGTTAAACTAAATGCAGATAACCAAACAGTACAATCATCACAAGCTGAAATGGAATACTTAAAAGATATTCTTTGTGGTCGTGCTGAATTTTACGAAAAGCAGGTTGTGAACTATTTGATTTTTTCAGGAATGAATTTCCCCGACTATATACAACCAGACGTTACAGGTATTTTGCCAAGTCAGAAATCAACAACCACTTGTGATTTATATTTTAGGTCGTGGGGTGCAAACAGTTCTATGTTGGGAAAAATTGCCTTTTGTGGTTGCGGAAATCCTTACTGTATGGGTGGTTGCGGGTTTTACAATTAACACAGTTTAATATATATATAAGAAATGAAATCGAATATGAACATCCTTACTTTCTTCAAATATTTAGCTGTAACTTTTTTTGCCTTTACGATGCCAATACACACACTTGTTTATTGTGTGGTTGCTCTTATAGGTTTAGATACTATAACGGGCGTATATAAAGCCTATAAGCAAAAAGACGCTATCACAAGTAAGAAGTTCGGACAAGTGATTTCAAAATTGCTTTTATATAATCTTGCAATACTATCTGGATTTATTGTTGAAGTAATGATTGGATTGTCTGCATTCCATTTAGCGCAAATTATAGCAGTAGCAATTTCACTTACTGAATTGAAATCTGTTTTGGAAAATACAAATGCAATAACAGGGGTTGACCTTTGGCAGGTTGTTTCAAATTATCTAAAGAGAAATCAGAATGAAATCACAAAGGATATTGCACCAATGGTTGATTCAGATAAGAAATAATTTATTTGCTGTACTTATCCCAGTGTTCTAATGTATCAAGTTCAGCTTGGTTATCTCTAAGACTTTTCATTATACCAATCTGAATTTGCGTATAAGCATCACCAGTTGAATCTTTATACTTATTATAACGTTCTTCATCATCACTAATTGATTTCTTTACTATCTTAATCAAAGGTAGGTTCAAACCTGCAATACGTTTTTCTTCTTTCTTTTTATCCAGATATTGTTTACCGAAATACCCACCACCGATAATAAGTATAAGCGCAAATAGTATGATTGAAATTTTCTTCATTGTATTTCTATTTAAATAGTTTAAGATTTTCATTAATCCAAAAATAGGGAATCCGGGCCAGGACCGGAAATTTATCTATGTAGGTAGAATCCTAACAAAAAAAGTTTGTTCCCGCTCTTGACAAAACTTTTTTTTGAACTAAGATTGATATAACGGAAAAAGAATTTTTTCCTACTATTTAAAAAAGGTAGCTGTGATAGCTATACTATTATATCAGTCAAAAAGACATCTGGAAGCAGTGGTTGATTACATCAACAAAGGAGAACAAAAGGAGTAAAGCCCGATAGGTTTCTCCTTTGTCTTTTATCCAGTTCTTTACTATTTTCAAATGATATGCACCCAAACTGCCCGAAGCAAGGTATGAACCAAATATTTGAACGTGTGTTCAAATGGCTTTGTATGCTACCAGTGAGCAATCCTAAATTAGCCAATTAGGAATTTTAAAATAGTTTGTGGGTGGGTGCGAAATTTTATAAGCGTAATATTCAATTTCCTTCCTGAATGTTCATCAATATTTTTTACTGAATTGTATTCTTTTATT